GCAGCACCAGTCAAAAACGAGGGTTCAGCCATCGCTTATGACAATGCTCAAGAGGCATGGACAACTCGCTATAACCACGAAACCATTGCTTTGGGTTTCTCAATCACTGAAGAAGCGGTTGAAGATAACTTGTACGACAGCTTGTCTGCTCGTTACACCAAAGGTTTGGCCCGTGCTATGGCATATACCAAACAAGTAAAGGCTGCTGCTGTTATTAATAACGGTTTCAGCGCTGCTTACCCAGGTGGTGACGGTGTTTCTCTTTTCAGCGCATCACACCCACTCATCAATGGTGGAACAAACTCCAACACTCCCTCAACCCAAGTTGATTTGAACGAGACTTCTTTGGAAGCCGCCGTTATTCAGATCGCTGCTTGGACAGACGAGCGTGGTCTCTTGATTGCTGCAAAGCCCAAGAAATTGATTGTTCCCCCAGCATTGATGTTCGTTGCTAAGCGTTTGTTGGATACTGAACTCCGTGTCGGTACTACTGATAACGATATCAACGCCATCAAACAGATGGGTGCAATTCCTGAAGGCTACACAGTTAATCACTTCTTGACCGATAACAACGGCTGGTATTTGACAACTGACGTACCTAACGGCATGAAGCACTTTGTGCGTTCACCTTTGAGCCAGTCAATGGACGGCGACTTTGATACTGGTAACGTTCGTTACAAGTCCAGAGAGCGTTATTCTTTTGGTTGGTCAGATCCATTGGGAATCTGGGGCTCAGCAGGTTCGACCTGATTAGTAATATAGTACTAAGATTAGGGGGCTTCGGCCCCCTTTTTTATGCCTTGATTTGTCACAAATCTTCAGTAAGATGAGCTTTGCAGTTTAAAACTGCATGAAATTTCAATTTAATTTTTGGAGCAAACCATGTTTACATTTAGTATTGATTCTGATTTTGGTGACACATCTATTAGCTTTTCATCCTCTAACCTTGAGAGCATTGTTAAGTTATTTAGCGTTTTTGGCGCAACTGTAAGCGTTTTAGACGACGAGGCTGATGATGAGGGGGAAGAAGTAACTGAAATTGGTGGCGTTGATATTGACGACGTTGAGTTTGATGACGAGGGCTACGCTTGGACTTTTGATGCAGAGTTTGAAGCTTGGTTCTGGTTTGATGACGAGAGCGAAGAGTGGGTTGAGTACGAAGACGAAGAGTCTGAAGACGAAGCTGAAGAAGAGTGATCCAAGGAGGCTTCGGCCTCCTTTTTCTTTTTGGCTTTATGCAGGTCGTAGTGCAGGATACGATGGCAGTTGGCGCAGAGCACTATGCATTTTTCTACCTCCGCAAAAGCTTTTTTATATGACCCCATTCGTGCCCAATCGTTGACAGATTTTATTTTTGTTGCTGGGTCGATATGGTGAAAGTCCATTGCGGCAGGATGTTTGAATCCGCATTTAGAACAAGACAGAGTTTCTTTAAACTCCCGCCATACTTTCTTTTTGTCTTGGTTGGATTTCTGTATTTTTTTATTACCCTTGGCTTTACTTTTTTCGTAATGCTTCTTTGAGTATTCTTTGTGTTTGGCCTTGCGTACGGCTGGGTCTTTATAAGGCATAAAAATATCCTTGACAATTTTAAAAAGCCGTGTATATTATAACTATCCCGGGCCTTCCGGTGTATCAAACTGTCCCGGCAGATGACATACCAATTGATACACTTAACTTGTATGTAAGGAGATCCTCATGGGATTCGCAACGCACCTAGGCCCTTGGTTATTGGGCACTGTCAAGAACACAACTGGCACTACTGTTGGCACTATTGAAAACTGCGGTGCAACCGTTGTTTCTCAGACATTCAAGAAAGACTACACAGGTCAAGCTGCTTCTGCAACTACCGATCTGATTTGCGTATTGCCTGCTGGCGCACAAATTGATTTTATTCACATTGACACACTAGTTGCATTTACCGGTTCAACTGCCGCAAACGTAACAATTGGTGATGGCACTACAGCCGCTTTGTACTGGGCTTCAACAGACATTACATCGCAGGGGCGTGCTGCTGTTTCTAACGCATCAACTAAACTTGCGGCTTGGGCTGGCGCAGCTTCTACCGCTTCTCCAAATGGTATTGGTGTTGGCCCAACAGACGTTAAGATTATTGCGACTTTGACTCCAACTGTTGCCGCAGTAACTGCTGGTACTGTTCAATACACCATTGTTTACACTGTAGCCAATTCAAACGGCAATCAATTCCCAGCTTCTGCTTAATTAGGAGCATCCCATGACGATGCAAACAGACGTTAAAAGCGCACATCTTAGCGATGTAGGGTCTTACTATGTAGGTCGTACTCGTTTACGTGGTTTTGTTGTAGCTCCTAAAGCCAGTACAGCAGCCACGTTTGAAATTAGAAATGGTAGCTCTACTGGCGCTATTTTATACACGATGGATATAGCGAGTCTTGGCACACCAAATACAACTTCCGTGTTAATTCCCGGAGAAGGTATTTTGGCGTCTACTGGGTTGTATTTAACATTAAGCGTAGGCTCCATCACAGGAATTACGGTGTTCTATGGCTAAGACTCCTGCATGGCAACGCAAAGAAGGGAAGAATCCGAACGGCGGTCTAAACGCCAAGGGTCGGGCATCCGCAAAGAAGGAGGGGATGAATTTAAAGCCTCCCCAACCCGAGGGCGGCTCAAGAAAGAAATCTTTTTGCGCGAGAATGTCAGGGATGAAAGCGAAGTTGACTTCCGAGAAAACTGCGAAAGACCCAAACAGCCGGATTAACAAAAGCCTACGGGCATGGAAATGTTAGGAGTACAAAATGGCTGACAAACCAGTAAAAAAATCCATGTATGAAGAAGACATGGAACGCATGACAAAAGACTTCATGCCAAATAAACCGTTGCCTTCTAATTATCCCGTGGGCAAAACAGATTCGTCAGGAATGACGTTGATGCCAAACGGTAATTGGCGCAATGCTGAAGGCAAAACTTTTACCCATGTTAAACCAACCGTTAATCTTCCTCCTAAAGACGAAACTGAAGGCAAAAAGCGTGGCGGTTCCATCAAATCATCCGCATCTAAACGTGCAGATGGCATAGCTCAACGTGGTAAAACTCGTGGAACAATGGTTATGTGCATGGGCGGGAAGACCAAATAATGGACTCACACGACGCAAAAACAATGGCTGACGGAGCCGCAGTAGTCGTAGGACTAGGCGGTTTCATGGAATGGTTTCCACCTGTTGTGGGGCTGGTTGGTGGTTTATTGACTATTATTTGGTTGTGCTTGCGCATATGGGAAACCGACACGGTCAAAGGCTGGAGAAAGAAAGATGCCCAGTAGTTCAGCCAAACAACACAATTTTATGGAAGCAATTGCCCATAACAAGGCTTTTGCAAAAAAGGTAGGAGTTCCACAATCCGTGGGACAAGATTTTAGCAACGCCGATAAAGGCAAAAAATTCAAGGAGTCAGGTATGAAAAAGATGGCAAAAGGCGGAATGACAGAAGCCAAAATGGGATCTGTAAAAACTGCTGCCCCCAGCAAAGACGGCGTTGCTACTAAAGGCAAAACCAAAGGCACAATGGTTAAAATGTCTGGCAGCACTCCTTTGGGAATGAAAAAAGGCGGCATGACCAAGAAGATGAATATGGGCGGCAAGGCCTGTTAAATCATGATGGCCTCTCGTGGTATGGGGAATATTAACCCCTCCAAAATGCCTAAAGCAGTAAAGAAAGCGCGTCGTGATGACACGGACTTTACTCAGTATGCTGAAGGCGGCGGGGTTAATGCTGCTGGTAATTACACCAAGCCTGGAATGCGTAAACGTATTGTGGCGCAAGTGAAAGCCGAAGCCACACAGGGCACGGGTGCTGGACAATGGTCAGCCCGTAAAGCACAACTTGTAGCTAAGAGATATAAAGCCGCAGGCGGGGGCTACCGAGATTGAAAGCGCCGCAGCAATCCCTCAAAAACTGGGGCGACCAGAAGTGGCGTACCAAGAGTGGAAAGCCGTCTAGCAAAACAGGTGAACGGTATTTACCCGAAGCGGCGATTAAGTCTTTATCCCCCGCAGAATATGCGGCGACTACCAAAGCTAAGCGAGCAGGTAAAGCGGCAGGTAAACAGTTTGTAGCGCAACCTAAAACAATTGCAAAGAAAACAGCGGGATTTAGATAATGACCACTTCAGGATCAGCTTTATTTAACCTAGACTTCACCGAGATTGCGGAAGAAGCCTGGGAAAGGGCTGGTCGTGAAATGCGTTCTGGCTACGATTTACGTACTGCACGTAGGTCAATGAACTTGATGACGATTGAATGGGCCAATCGCGGGTTAAATATGTGGACGATTGATCAAGGCGCATTAACTTTGACGCAAGGATTGAATACATATGCGCTTCCATTGGATACTATTGATTTGCTGGAACATGTTATTAGGACTGAAGCCAATAGTACTTCTAGTCAAACTGACCTGACCATCACCCGTATTAGCGTATCTACATACGCAACTATCCCCAACAAATTAACGCAAGCTAGACCAATCCAAGTGTGGATTCAACGTCTGTCTGGGCAAACCAATCCAACAGCCTTGATTACTTCAGGCGCTTTAACGACTACGGATACTCTAATTACTTTAAATTCAGTTGTGGGATTGGCTGCTTCTGGGTTTATCAGGCTGGACAGCGAAGATATTTATTACACGTATATATCAGGGAATACCCTAGGCGGGGTATTTAGAGGGCAAAACAATACAACTGCTGCTACCCACATTAACGGAACTTCTGTATTCGTGCCCCAGCTACCTTGTTTTACTGTATGGCCTACTCCTGATGGGGCAACAACTTATACGTTTGCTTACTGGCGTTTAAGACGAGTTCAAGATGCGGGCGCTGGTGTAGAAACTGCGGATATGAATTTTCGTTTTTTACCTGCTGTAACCGCAGGTTTGGCTTACTACATAGCCATGAAAGTACCTGAATTGCAAGGCAGATTAGACATGTTGAAAAAAGTGTATGACGAACAATACAACTTATCAGCAGGCGAAGATCATGAAAAAGCCGCATTGAGATTGGTTCCACGACAGGCATTTATTGGCGGTGGTACTCCTTAATGGGTAATATGTTTTCTTCGGGCAAACATTCGATTGCTGAATGTGATCGGTGTGGGCAGCAGTACAAACTAAAAAGATTGAAATTTGAAGTTGTTAAGACTAAACTGTATCAACTTAAAGTATGTGAAGCGTGTTGGGATCCTGATCAGCCACAGTTGCAATTGGGGATGTACCCAATTGAAGACCCACAAGCGGTTAGGCAACCCAGACCTGATACAACTTATGTGACTTCAGGCTTAAACAGTTTAGGGTTTCCCGCTGGAGGGTCAAGGGATATACAATGGGGGTGGGCCCCCGTTGGGGGCGCTAGTCAATTTGATGTAGGGCTGACACCAAATTATTTGGTAGGGGTCACGAGTGTTGGTACAGTAACAATTACAGGGAGTTAATCATGGCAAAAAGTGATAGCAAAGAAGACATGAAAATGGATGTTAAGCAAGACAAGGCAATGATTAAAAAAGCCTTTAAACAGCATGACATGCAAGAACACAAAGGCGGCAAAGGTACAACTTTGAAACTGGCTAAAGGCGGCAAAACCAATATGCAGATGCTCAAGATGGGTCGCAACTTGGCTAAAGTTGCCAACCAACGCAATACTGGAAGAGGTGGATAACATGGCTACATTTAGTAAAAAAATTGGCGGTAAAGAAGTTGGCGATGCCATGACTTATGCTGTACCGCATGATTCAACTGGTAAACCTACTCCTATTCAAGAAGCTGGTGTAGCTAACAATAAAGAGTATTTGCGTAACGCTAATGTCTCGGTAGCTAATAGCCGCAGCAATGATTACCCAGCCCCTAAAACGACTGGTATTAAAATGCGTGGTACTGGATGCGCTACTAAAGGCTTGATGTCAAGAGGCCCAATGGCGTAATTATGGCAATAACGTATGCACAACTCGTAACTGCGGTACAAGACTATACGCAGAATACATTTGATACAACAACTATCAATACGCTTATTAAGCAGGCAGAGCAGCGTGTATATAACACGGTGCAGATTGCTAACTTGCGTAAGAATGTAACGGGTGTGTTTACGGCGGGTAATAAGTACTTAAGTTGCCCTGATGATTTTTTGTCTACATATAGCCTTGCTGTTTATCCCAATAACACAACGACTGCTACTGGTTCTTCTGGGGCGTATACTATTACTGTTGCAAGCAATACTGGTATAGCTACTGGTCAGCAAGTAACGGGTACGGGCATTGGAACCAATTGCCAAGTAAGAAGTGTTAATGGAACTACAGTCACTTTGACTGTTGCCAATAGTGGGGCAGTTTCAGGATCAATAGTTTTCCAGGGAGACTATTTATACTTATTGAATAAAGATGTTAACTTTATTCGTGAGGCTTATCCTTTGTCTGCTTATGCAGCTGAACCAAAGCACTATGCTATATTTGGCCCCAATTCTTCCAATATAAATGAATTGACATTTATTATTGGCCCAACGCCTAATGCGGTTTATTCAGCAGAATTGCATTATTACTATTATCCAGAATCAATAGTTACAGCCAATACAACATGGCTTGGGGATAATTTTGATAGCGTATTGTTATATGGTACTTTATGTGAAGCTGGTGTTTACATGAAGAGTGGCCCTGATGATGGTATGTATCAAATGTACCAAGAACGGTATGTTCAAGCGATTGCTCTGCTTAAGAACTTGGGTGACGGCAAACAACGTGCTGATGCTTATCGTGACGGTCAAGTTAGGGTTCCAGTATCATGAGCATCGTACAGACACAGACTACCAGTTTTAAAGCTCAGTTGTATCAGGCAGTACATGACCTGACGACTGACCAGTTGTATATTGCGTTGTACACAGGTAACGCCAATTTAAATGGCGCAACTACGTTTTACTCTACAACCAATGAAGTTGTAGCTTCTGGCTACACGGCAGGTGGACAATTACTAACTGGGGTTACGTTAAATACGTATGGCTATACGGCTTATGTTAATTTTAATAATGTCGTGTGGACTGGGCCTGCTATTACTGCTCGATGTGCATTGATTTACAATGCATCTAAAGGCAATAAATCAATTGCAGTTTTAGATTTTGGTTCAGATAAGACACAAACAAATTTCACCATCACCATGCCGTCAAACACATATACTACGGCGTTAATCAGGAGTTCAAATTGATAGTTACAACAACTAAAGGCGATATGGATGACTCTCTTCTTGAGAAGAAGGAAGGTTCTATCGACAATGAAAACGAATACACAACATGGGTTGAGTATTGGTTAGATGGAGAGCTGGTTCACAGATCAGC